ATCAGAAACTAATGATATGATACAAAGATATCATCCAAGATCTGAAATTTCTTATTTAGAAGTAGGACATGGAGGTGGAACTTTTAATATAGCATTAAACGAAGCATTAAGTTATAATGATGATGAAATTATCTATTTTTTAGAGGATGATTACTTACATAGACCTAATAGTGATAAAGTATTAGAAGACATTTTTAATGATTATCAAATTGATTTTGTTTCCCTTTATGATCATCCAGATAAGTATGAAGTTGAGGATCCAGAGTTAACTAAAGTTTATTCTACTAATTATTGCCACTGGAAATTAGTTAAATCAACAACTATGACATTTGCAGCTAAAGTTAAAACATTAAAAGAAAATGAGGAAATATTAAGAAAACATACAAATGGTTCTCATCCTCATGATGCTTTAATGTTTGAAGAATTAAATAAGAATGGAAAATTATTAGTAACACCAATACCAGGATATTCAACTCATGGTGAAACTAGATATTTAGCTCCTCATATTAATTGGAAAAAAATTGCTGATGAATATGGAAGTTAAAAGATATGATTTATTAAACCATTTAATTGATACTTATGGTTTTATTAATTATTTAGAAATAGGAGTTTGGGCAGGAGAATGCATAAAAAATGTAAAAGCAGAACATAAAGATGGAGTAGACCCAGGTATAGAAGGGAATATAGATAAACATCTTCCGGATGAATGTAATTATAGAATATCATCAGATAGATTTTTTGAATTACTTGAAGGTGAAGATATAAAATATGATCTTATTTTTATTGATGGTTTACATCATAGTCAACAAGTAAAAAAAGATATTGAAAACAGTTTAAAACACCTTCAACCTCATGGTATGATAATGTTACATGATTGTAATCCTCAAACATATGAATCTCAAGTTGTACCTAGAATGTCTAGTACTTGGCATGGTGATGTTTGGAAAGCATATGTAGAATTTAAGCATACTCGCCCGCAATTTGAAACTTACGTAGTTGATACTGATTGTGGTTGTGGTATTATAGTTAATAACGAAGACCACAGTAAATCACCGTGGGATTTTGATTATGATTACAAAAATTTAGAAAAAAATAGGATAGAATTACTAAATTTAATAAGTGTAAATGAATTTAAAGAAATATTTTCATGAAAATTTTATATGTAACAGATCATAGGCAAATAGCTATAGCAAGTGGAGGATTTATTTCTGATTACTTAAATGATTTAACATTTTTTGGGTTAAAAGAATTATTTGGAGATGATGTTGTAGATAGTACTCCCATTATTTCATTATATAAAGAATATAAAGAACAAATTCATCCTATGTATCTTTGGGGAGGAATGACATCCTTTTGGTTATTAGAAAAAAACACGGCAGATAGAAGTAATATTAAGGAAAAAATTCAAGATAAATATTATGACTTGATTATCTATGGGGCTATAAAAAGATGTAGAGATTATTATGATTTAGTTTCAAAAGTATACCCTGATAATAAAGTTATATTATTAGATGGAAATGATGACTCAGAAGTAGATCAATTATATCAAAAACATTTATATTTTAAAAGAGAATTAAGACAGGATCATAAAAATTTATTACCTATTACTTTTAGTTACCCAACTCATTATTTAGCCAAACCAAATAAAAACAAAACTCAACAATATGGAACTGTAATACCTGGTAGAAAAGAAACTTATGTATTTAATAATGAAAAGGATTATTTTGAAGATTATCAAAAATCCTATTATGGAGTAACAAGTAAAAAAGCGGGATGGGATTGTATGAGACATTATGAAATAATGGGGAATTATTGCCTACCATACTTTCCAGATATGAAAGATTGCCCTAAAAATACATTATTTAATTTTCCAAAAGAATTAATAATAGAGGGAACAGAATTAGCAAGTAATTTTGATATTGATGAATACTATCGTATATTGGATAGTATTTATGATTACACTAAAAATAATTTAACTACTAAAGCAATAGCACAATATATAATAGATAAAGTACAATGAATAGAACAGTATTAATAACAGGGGTTGCAGGTCTACTAGGTAGTAGATTAGCTGACTGGATTAGAGAAAATAAACCTTCATATAAAATTATAGGGATAGATGATTTAAGTGGTGGATATAAAGAAAATGTCCATAGTGATGTTGATTTTAATCTAATAAAACTTGACTCGGATCCTAAATCATTAGCAGAATGTTTTGATAAACATAAACCAGATTATGTATTCCATTTTGCGGCATATGCTGCTGAAGGATTATCGCCTTTTATACGTGGATACAATTATGATAACAATTTAAAATCAACAGCCCACATAGTTAATGAGTGTATAAAACACGACGTTAAAAGACTGGTATTTACGTCTACTTTAGCTGTTTATGGTCATGGTGATGGTGGGGTATTTGATGAAGACCAACAACAAGCTCCAATTGATCCTTATGGGGTTGCAAAATATGCTTGTGAAATGGATATTCAAATTGCAGGTGAACAACACGGTTTAGATTGGTGTATTATCAGACCACATAACGTTTATGGTGCTAAACAAAATATTTGGGACAAATATAGAAATGTTCTTGTATCAATATCTAAAACATGAGCCTTTAACTATATTTGGAGATGGAGAACAAACAAGAGCATTTAGTTATATAGATGACTCATTAGAACCTTTATGGAATGCTGCTGTAAATGAAAAAGCTTCTAAACAAATCATTAATTTAGGTGGTATAAAAGAATATCCAATAAATGAAGCAGCTAAAACACTAATTGAGGTATTACAAGAGAATGATAAAATTATTGATTTTGATATAGAGGTTCAGTACTTAGAAAAAAGACATGAGGTAAAACACTCAATACCAACTTTTCAAAAATCAATTGATTTAATTGGATTTGAACATAAAACAGATTTAAAAGAAGGATTAACAAAAATGTGGGATTGGGTTAAATATCAACCTATGAAAGAAAGATTTGTATGGTCTGAGTATGAATTAGAAAAAGGAATATATAGTTTTTGGAAAAATAAAAAATAATGTTAGTAGTTGTATTAAATCACAATTTACCTGATTTAGCAGATAATTGTTATGAACAGTTAAAAAGAAGTATAGGTAAAAACGAGTTATGGGTAGTAGATAATGGATCAGATCAAGCTGAATTACCATATTCTACCACACACCAATTACCAGAAAACATTCATTTAGGAGGGGCTTTTAATGTAGTATTAGAGGAATTTAAAGAAAGTGACCATGAATACTTAATGTTTTTAAATAATGATTTAATATTTCATGGGTTTGAATTAATTCCTACTATACTTGAAGAAGTAAAAGAAGGTGATTGGGCTTTATATTCACCATCAGTTATTAATGCTGGTATAGGCCAATGTCATTGGAAAATGATGTGGAATTGGGGAACTAAAACTGTAAGACAAGTACCATTTATTGATTTCCAATCCCCAGTTATGAGAAAAGATTTAGCTAAAAAAATTGATTTATTTCCAAGCGAATTATTTCATTATGGGTTAGATTTTTATGCTTCTATAATAGCAAAGGAAAATAACTTAAAAATTGGTGTTAGTGATAATATTACGTTTTGTCATTTAAGTAATGAGACAGCCCGCCAAGGCAAAATAACAGATCACACAGAAATGTCCTACCCTGAAAGAGCTAATCATGCAATGTGGAAATATTTTACAAATTCACCATTAAAAAATAGTTTTGCGTTATTAGGTAAAGAAGCAGAAGATTATGGTAAAGTGGAATTGCTTCAAAAAGAATATAGTTCATGATAACATTTTGTATTAGTACTTATAATAATTTAAAATACTTAGAAATAGCAGTTAAATCCGTAAGAGAAAATAGCTATTATAAAGATGCTCCTTTTATTATTCATGCTGAAAATTGTACTGACGGTACTGATGAATGGTTAAGAGCTATGGCTGACATATATAACTTAACTTATTATATAGATAAAAATGAAGTACCTTTAGGTATTGGAGGTGGGATGAACTTTTGTGCTGAAAAGGTAGACACAGAATTTATTATGTTTTTACATTCTGATTTTTATGTAACTAAAAATTGGGATAAAGCATTAATGGATGTATTTGATAAATACCCAACAAGAAAAATGTGGGTTAATTCTCATAGAGTTGAACCTAATATGTTTAATAACCCAGATCAAAGACCAGGAACAGTAATTGTTCCTAAAGACATGTTTGGGGCTTATTATAATGATTTTGATAAAGAATTATTTGAAGGTTGGGCCCAGGAATTTACTCAAACTAATGATTTTGAAATACCAAAAGGTGAAGGTGTATCTGGGTTAATTAGAAAAAAAGATTGGGATGAAATAGGAGGTAATGATCCATTATTTGCTCCTGCAAGTTGGGATGATATGGATTTATTTTTAAGAATGCATAGAAGTAGATATTATTTTGTTTTAACATCAAAATCAATGGTATTCCACTTTGGTGCTAGAGGAAGCCATAGATTAGAAGAAAATAATAACCAAACATCAGCTAGACAACTTAAAGCAGAAGCAGACAATTATAAAAAATGGTTGGGTAAATATGGTTCTGTACCTAGAAAAAATGAATTTGAAATGATATGTGGTTTAGCAGATGATTATAAACAATCCCAAGTTAGAACTACTTCATTAAAAGATATAGCAAAAAGTTGTGATGCCATTGTTTTACCTGCTTTTATTGCTGGTGAAGATGATATTGAGAGAATAGAATTTTTACAAAAGAAAAATAAAAATTTTAATCCATTATTTAATAAAACTATTATATGTGTAAATTATAAATCATTAGAAGTTAGAAAACAACTAATGGAAAAAACTGAAGAGGTATTTAATAAATATTTTAA